GGATGACCGCGAACCCGGCGCTGCTGGACACCGTTAGACCGGTCACCCAGGCCGAGGTGGATGCCATGCAAGATACGCAGGACGAATACGGGTTTGAGCTAGGGCTGGAGGATGACACCGGCGGCGCGCTCGCCGAGGACACCCCGCTGGACGCGGCGCGCACCGCCGCCCAGGTGGCCGCCCAACGGGTGCGGCAGGCCGACGCCCAGATCCGGCAGGCCGAGATCCTGCGCAAGCAGGCCGATGCGCAGGCCGAGGCGGCGACAGCCGAGCGTGGCGCGGCAGAGCAGGCGCAGCAGCAGGCCCTGGCGATCGTGGAGCGCCGCCAGCAGGAGCGCCCGATGGCGCCGCCGCCACAGCAGCCCGTGGCGCAACCAGTGCAGCAGCCGCCGCAACAGTATCCGACGCAGTATCCGGCGTAACCCATGAGCGACGTCATCGTCCCGGTCGATCCCAATGTCGTGGTGTTCGACTACCCGCACTGGATGGCGTGCTATCCGGAGTTTCAGGCGGTCACCCAACCGCGCGCGCAGATGTTCTTCAATCAGGCGACGATGTTCTGCGACAACTCGCCGTGCTCGCCGGTGCCGGCGCAGCAGCCGCGCGCCGGCTACCTCGACATGCTGACCGCCCACATCGCGGCACTGAACGGCGGACTGACGGCGTGCGGGTTCGTCACGCCGGGCCAGGGTGTCGGCATGGTCGGGCGAATCAACTCCGCCACCGAAGGCTCGGTGTCGATCACCTCCGACTACGGTTCCGCCGGCAGCGGCGGACCGAGCGAGGCGTGGTATACACAAACGCCATACGGCGCGCTCTACTGGGCGGCCACCGCGCAGTATCGCACGTGGCAATACCATATCGGGCCGCAGCCCTTCCCCGAGGCCAACACCTTCACCGGCAGGCTCGGCGCATGGCGGCACTGGTAAGGAAAAACTCCGGGGCGCTGGACGAGCTGCGGCGCAAGATCGCCGAGCACCCGCGCACGCTGAAGGTCGGGTTCCTGAAGGGTGGCACCTACCCCGACGGCACCTCGGTGCCGCAGGTCGCGGCGTGGAATGAGTTCGGCATCGCCAAGCACGGCCAGCCACCGCGCCCGTTCTTCCGCAACATGATCGCCGCGCAGTCGCCCAAGTGGGGCAAGATGGCGTCGGTGATACTGAAGAGTAACGACCTCGACGTTGACGCGACCTTGGACACGCTGGGTCAGGAGATCGCCGGGCGGGTGCGCGAGTCGATCAACACGCTGATGGAACCCCCGCTGGCGCAGAGCACGATCGACCGGAAGGGGTTTGATAAGCCGCTCATCGAAACGAGCCTGATGGTCAAGAGCGTCGAGCACGAAGTGGTCGAGGGATGAACCTCCACCAAATGGCGGCGCCGCTGATCGGCATCGTCAATCCGTTCCGCACCATCCAGATCCGTCGTGCCACCGCCGGCTACACCACCAACCCCGACGGCTCGCGCGTGCCAAATTACGAGCTGCTGTCGGGGCCTGGACAGGTGCAGAACCTGACATCGGACGAGCTGCGCCTGCTGGCCGATGTCGGCTTCAACGTCCAGGCGAACCGCCTGTCGGTCTACATCAACGGCAGTTGGTCAGGGATCGTCCGCGCCGACGAGACCGGCGGCGATGTGTTCCTGTTCGACGGCTACGAGTGGCTGGTGACGATGGTGTCCGAGCAGTGGCCGGACTGGTGCAAGGTGATCGTCACGCTGCAGTCGCCGAAGCCGTCGCAGCCATTCGTGGCACCCCCTCCGTCCCCCGTCTGAAAAGGAGCCTGCGATGAGTGGAAGCGGTAGCGGCCCGGTGGTCTTCGACGCCTCGACGCCGGTGGATACCTCGGTGCCGAGCGATGTCCAGGCGCAGCTCATGGAGCACTGGCGGCGCTTTGGTCCCAACCACGGCGCCATCGTGCCGCTGACGTCGTGGGACGACGACGGCACGACCTGGGACGACGGCGCGACGATCTGGCCCGCGTGACCATCCTGTAGCAACGGAGAACAGCAATGCCTTCCATGGTCGACGTTACCAAGCCGGCGAGCGGCGAGGCCTACACCGCCGATGTCCGCGCCAATTTCACAACCATCGCCGGCGAAATTTCCGCGCTGCAGGAGACCGTCGGTGCCGCATCAGCCAGCGGTGCGGTGAACATCGGCACGCCGCCGATCTCGATGGTGATCTCGGTCGGCCAGGGCGCGCCCGGTGGCGCGACGCCGGGGTTCGATCAGATCGGCTCGCTCTACACCGATTCCAGCGGCACGGTAGGCGCGGTGCTGTATCTCTCGGGCGGCGATGGCACGTGGACCGTGCTCGGATAACCTCGTGAGCGACACCGCACCGGTCGAGCCGGTCGAGCCGGTCGTCCAGCTCAAGGAGGCGACCCAGGACTTCCTTGACCTGAGGCTCATCACCGAGGCGAAGGTCGAGTATCTGCCGGTCGTCTACGTCGCCCCCGCGCCAGCCCCCGCGCCGGTGGTGGAGGCGGCGCCAGAGGTGACGGCGGTCGAGGTCGAAGCGCCACCGGCTCCCGAGTGGCCGGCGGACTTCGCGGCGGACGACTATGTGCCGGACGACATCAAGCAGCGGCTGATCTATCACTGGCTGCGGATGGGTCCGGCCTGGGCGTCCGAGATCGTCATGCAGGCACCGCCGGTGGTGCCGGATGACACGCCTGTGGTCAATCCGCTTTACTTCCCGCGACCACGTCTGGTCGGCCATCTCGATGACGGCCTGCGCCGCGCGATCCGGCTGAAGCTGTAGCGATGCCGCTGACCGAGAAGGGCGCCAAGATCAAGGCGAACATGGAAGACACCTACGGACCCGAGAAGGGCGAGGAGGTGTTCTATGCGTCGCGCAACAAGGGCACCATCTCGGGCGTCGATTCCATCCGTCCGCTCTACGGTGCCAAACGCGGCAAGGACATCTACTACGGTGCCAAGGACCAGCAGCCAATGCTGGTGACCACGCCGAATGCGGCGGTCCCCGGCTTCGCCACTACCAAGCGCGACGACGAGGACTGATGCCAGCCCTGGTCAGTATCGGCGACACCGAGATCATGACAGCGGTGCGCGCGGTGCTGCTCGGCATCCTGCCAACCGGCGTCGAGGTGATCCGCGCCTATGGCAACCGGGTGCCGGAACCGCTGTCGCCGGACTTCTGCGTGCTGACCACGCTGCGACGCGAACGGCTGTCGACCAATGTCGACGCCGACGCGGATCTTCATCTGATCGGTGGCATCGTCAACGACACGCTGACCGTGACCTCCGGCCCAAAGCTATTGCCGGGATACCTGCTCTACGGCTCGGTGATGGTTCCTGGCAGCGTGGTCACCGCCGTGTTGGAGACCCCCGGGAGCTACACCGTGGCGCCGCCGCAGATGGTCGCGGCAGGCAGTAATATCTATGCCGGGCGGCACACCATGCTGCAGCCGATGGACGTGGTCTATCAGTGCGACGTGCATGGTCCCAACGGCAACATGAACGCGCTGGCGATCCAGACCACGTGGCGTGACGAACGGGGCTGCCAGCTCCTGGCGCAGGCGTCGCAACCCTACGGCATGACACCGCTCTATGCCGAAGATCCGCGCATGGTGCCGTTCCCCAATGCCGAGTCACAGTGGGAAGACCGCTGGATCGTTGATCTGCACACCCAGGTCAATCTCGTCGTCTCGCTCGATCAGGAGTTCGCCGACCAACTGAGGCTCGGCATCTATTCGGTCGATGTGGTGACGATGCCGCAAGTGACCCCGCACACCCCCTGATCCGACCGCGTCGCGTCACGCCGCGCGTATTTCCCCGACATACCAGAGGAGCCTCGCGCCATGAGCGGTTCTGCGATTCCCGCCGGTCAAATCGTCTCTGTCGTTCCGTCCGTTCTCAACGCGGGTGGCGTCGGCCTCGATCTGCTTGGGTTGGTGATCACCTACGATAACCACATTCCAATCGATCAGGTCTATTCGTTCCCTGACCTGACGTCGGTGCAGGCATTCTTCGGCCCGACCAGCTACATCTCGATGCTGGCCGGCACGTATTTCCTTGCTGACATCAATGCCACCAAGCGCCCTGGCGCGCTGCTGATGGCCACCTGGACCGGCGGTGGCCGTTGGCTGCCGGCGTGGCTGCGATCGGCGCAATTGCCGGCCATGACGCTGCCGCAGCTCCAGGCGACGCAGGCGAACTCCACGATCACCCTGA